CAATATCTGAATCTGCAACCGCTTTATCTCAATAAGCGATTCGGGTATTTCTTCAAAACTTAGAGGTGATCCTCTGGCAATGAGGCTTTTGATGTAGGACGAGCTCAGTCCCGTGACTATCAGTCGGGCTCGCTCTCTCGCCCTACGCCTCACTGCTTCATTGCCACTTCGGTAGCGCCTGCCTTTTTCTATAAGCGTCGATCTGTTTTTTTGCGAGTACTCGGCATATCGAGCGTTGATTCTTTCTTTGTTCTCAGCCCGGTAGCGCGCATGACGCTTTAGAATCTCTGTCTTGTTTTGCTGGTAATGCTTGGCATGCTGCGCCCGAGCCGCATCTTTCCGGCGCCGATAAGATTCGGCGCTTTTTGCGTTATACGCCTGGAGATCTTTATTTCTGCGAGCTTTGCTCTTTTCTGCTATCTCGCTCTTGTTGAGCGCGTAATATTTTTTACTGCATTCCTTGCATGAACTGGCAAGCCCATCACTAGATGTTTTCCGCTTGTAAAAACCACCTTCAGGAAGGGAGTGCTGACACTTCGTACATGTCTTCACCTTCTTCACCTCTGCCTCTGATTTCCAATGCCGCCTCATAGAAGCTGCATCAGTAAATTTGTGGACCCGCTACACCGTCAATTCGGCGCACTCAGCCCGGCGCACTACCCGCACCTGAGCCATTCGCCTCTCCGGCGCCCGGCGATCACGCCGCAGCGAGTCGTCACTGATCATCGAGTGCATGGCGATCAGCGCCGCCAGCACAAAGCACACCGGGGTGATGATCTGGCGCTTCATGGCCTCAGCCACCAAAGCAGTGCGCTTCGTAACGCCCAGCTTGAACATCGCATTGGTCAGGCGCTTCTTGACGCTGCCGTACTCGATGCCCGCTTCCCGGGCGATCTCTTTCGAGGTGAAGCCCTGGGCAATCCAAAGCAGAAACTGAAGTTCTCGCGGCGCAAGGCCACGTCCGAGGTGGCCTTTCCATCCGCCGTTGATGATTGTTGCTTCCATCGTCGTGACTCCCGGTTGTTTTCCCGCTGCCACCGATGCGGTGGCAAAAGTGAAAATTTCCGATTACTTGCTGCGCGCAGCCAGGGCTGCTTTGGCATCGACTTCTTCATCGAATGAGCAAAGGTCAGGCGCCGTTAAATAGAGGTTCAAGGCGCGCTCGTTTTCATCGGTGGACCAAGTCGACTCCGCGATATCACGCTCCGCAGAACTTGCGAATGCTTCGATGGCGGCCTCGATCACGGCAGTCATTGACCGGCGCTGCTTACGACCCACCACATCCAGAAGATGTCTTAGCTTTGGATGCATCCGAATTGCTATCGCCGTCACCGTCGTTTTCCTCCCTACCTTTTTGATCATCACCACTCTCCGGTTGTTTTCCCGCTGCACCCGTCACCAGGTGCAGAAGTGAAAATGTCCGTCTCTCCACCACGCGCATCGCCCGATTCATATCTCTGGCCGGCGTCACACATTTCGTGGACGGTGTTCTTCGCCGACCGGCTTGCGTGGTTTCGCGTACTCGCATGTGGGAGTACGGCCAGTTCCAGAGCTGGCATGGAGATCGAATTTATTGTTCGCGCTGTGCCCGTTACCGGGGATCGATCTGCGAAGGTCTTGGGTTGTTAAAGAGCGGCGCAGCTTTCGCTGCTGGCCGGCGGTGTTCGCTGCTGGCTTGCGATGAATTTAAGCAAGCTGAAATTAATGTGTCAAGCATGCTGAATAAATAAATTCAGATTGCTGAAATTTGTGGGCGATAAAAAGCCCGCTCAGTGGCGGGCTCCTTTAAGCGTCGCAGTACTCGCGCCAACCGATCCTGACGGCACCATCATCCAGATGCTCGATCCTGATGCCGGCGGTGTCGCCGATGTCTTGGATGACCTGGCGCCAGGCTTCAGGGCTTTCGTCGTCGCGCCTGGAAACCTCGACCAACTGAATCCGCTGTACCCGGGGAGAGGCGATCAAGCCTTGCAGGCGGCGGCCTACAAGCTCGTAGGAATTTCTGGGTTTCGGTGTGGGGTAGGGTGCCTGGATCATGCGTCGCTCCTTGCGAATACTGTTATTATGTACAGTATTGCCGCTGACGAATCTTGGCAAGAGGGCGACAGGAAGTTTCATGCATAAATGCATATTCTTTGGGGCGAGCCTTCTGGCAGGCAACAAAAAGCCCGCGCATGGCGGGCTCCATTGACCTGCATGTGTCAGTCGGTAATCGGTGCGTACTTGCCGCTCACAGAGTCTCTACAAACGATTTCGCTGAATATCCTGGGGCCGTCGCGCAAAGTGGCCAGAGCCTGCTTGGCTTCCTCCTTCGTTTCAAATGGACCAGCACCTACAGCTAGACCGATCATGGAAACAACCGGAAGTCCCGCGCCGGAAATGGCTTCGCTGCTGCTCCTCTTCGCCACGGCAGGCGGTTGAGGCGACCCATCTGCTTTTCAGCCTCGGGGCGGCCACCGGCTCAACGTCTGCCCGCAGTGCATGCACTTAACCGCCTCGGTCTTGATGGTCTCTGCAGACAGGGGGCAGGGGCGAGTGTCTTTCTTTGCCTGTGAAGAAGCGGGGGAGCCCCTACCGCACAGCAGAACTATGAGCAAGCCCGCGAGCGCGATCATGCCACCGACGATCGTGTGGATTTGTCGATCAGCCATCAGTCCCATGTTGTTCACTCGGCCGCCGGCGCAGGTGGGCACGGACACATCCATGCTCAGCGCGAAGATCAGCTAGCAGATACCAGCTATCAGCGCGAAAGTCCCAAATATTTTCATTGGATCCCTCCTTGATTGAAGCCCTATTTTACTTTCCGTGGTTCACAGCGAGAGCGCGAGGAACTAGACATTTGTGAAAACTTTGTGGCAGAAAAAAGCCCGCGATAGAAACGGGCTAAGTAGCTATTACCTAAAGATGGACTGATTATACTGAGGGGTTGGATTACGCTTGACTCCACGTTTTTTTCATGAGGTCAGAGTCCAGAATATTATTCACCGCCCGCCCTATCCTACGGAGCCTCTCATCTTCTTCACTAATCGGTCTGGTCGCGGTTTCAGCGTCAAGCGTGCAGAATCGCCTCAAAATCATAACGTCATTACTGGGAATAGTAGAGCTTTTCAACTCACTTAACTGCTTAAGGTTAGCTAAGCACCTTTTGTGCAAGTTGACTATTTGATAGGTTTTAATACTGCTAGCAGAGTCAAGCCAAAAGGAGAATGCTGCGTCCTCGAGTTCAATTACAGATTTAAACGCTTTTTCAACCGAATCATGGATATCTTTCTTGATAGCAAGGTCTCTTGCTTTGTTTCCTGTAACTTTCCAACCCACGATGCTAATGATGGCGCTGCAGACTACGAGTGTCAGGCTAAGGATCCAAAATCCTATTTGGAACGTCATCAGGATTTGTTCTTTTTCACTCATTTTTCCTGAGCTCTATCAAGATTACCCAGTTCTAGGTCTTCCTGTGCTTCCTTTACATATTCAAAAATTTCTTCAATAAGAGAATCATCTTCTGAGGATATTATGTTTTGGCATATATTGATGACTCGATCGAATGGAATGCCACATCTAATGAGTCCACCAAACGACTCCTCTAAAAACGAGGAACCATATCCAGCTGTACCATCTAAATTTACAACTATTCGTTCGTTAGGGTTAGCTTTAATAGTTGGAAGCAAAACGGTCTCGCGAAACTTTTCACCTGAGTTTGGTCCAACGATTTCTTTTCGAGGCCCTGGAAACTCAGAGAAGTCTTTAACATTAATCGCTATCATTTCTCAAGATCCTGTAGCGGGACGTTCCACTCAATTAGCGTACCATGGATTGATGTTTTGTGCTCCAAGGTGGACTCCATATTTTTTGTGCCTTGTACGTAGCGCCTTGAAGAGGCCGATTTGAAAGGCTTAGCTTCTTCTCCTGTGATAAAGAAGCTTCCTTTATTACTCCGTATGATGAGGCTTGCAGTAGGAAAGTTCCTGGTTATGCTCCGGAAATCTTTTCCGCCTTTACCTCTGTTATTCATTTTTGTTCGAGTTTGCCGAATGTGAGTTGATGCTCTAATCATCTCACTATCAGAACTATCAAAAATTCCAAAAGAGTTTCTAATCATATCTAGGAGTTTTTCTGGGTGTTTCTTTGGCAGGGTCTCGGGTATTCCAACGCCCAAGTCGCAGACGATCACGCACAGGTCCGAATGGTCAATACCAACCAGCATCCACCATCGGCTATCAACTATGTTAAGACCATCTTTACGTGCGTATGGATAAGCATGTTCGACGCAATTGGCAATCGCCTCAATCGCACCGCGATATATTTTTCTCCTTGAGGCAGCAGAAATTCTGTCGCTGAGAGTTTTCAGTAACGAGTCAGCTAGACTGCCGTCTGCGGTATCTCCGGAAAGTTGCTTCCACATGCTTACGCTGGATGATTTTGAAGTGATATTGTTAGATTGTCCAATAAGCTTAAAAAAACCTATTTTATTTAAAGCGCCTTCGACCAAATTAACATTGGTTTTATATTTACCAGTAATTATCTTTGGCGGGCAAGAGCAACGAATCTTTGATTCAGGATATGCTTTTAATAAACGATCAGTTTCGGCTACTAGCATAAGCCCAGCAGAAGCTGTAATGCGTGTCGAATTGCGAAAGCTAATAAACGTTTTCTTATTGGAACGTACGCTTGTCCTCAAATCGTTGAGGAATGCCACAAATGCCTCATGATTTTTAGGGCTGTATAGATCTAGCTTTGGAGGAGCATTGACAGTGCCTCCTTCTTCCTCATGAGATTTTTTTCTTGAAGGCGCCTTAATTACGGGATTTCGCGAATTTCGAGTGCTTCTGTAAAATCGTCGCTGTGCGGCATTAAGAACAAACTCGAGCTTTTCCCTTTTTAACTTTTTCATCCGTTAATGCTCTGAGTTTTTATGGTTTTATATAATCATTTGAGATCAGTAAAATTTCTGCAACGCCTGCACAACCACACCTACGATCCGGCAGTGCTCGTCGACGGCCTCAATTGGGTAGCTCGGGTTCAGTGGCTTAAGGAACAGTCGACCGCCGTCGCTGACCAGCTTCTTGAACGTGGCTTCATTACTGTCCGGCAGCTTGGCCACCACCAGCTTACCTGGTGCGACTTCAGCCTCAGTGTCCACCAGGATCAGCGTGCCCTCGGTGATGCTCTGGCCGGCGGGTGCGGTCATCGAGTCACCTTTAACTGTCAGCCAGAACGCCGGGCCTTTGGAGTCGTACTCCGAAAACTCGTAGGTGTCGGAGATGCCAGTCGGGTAGGGCTCCACGGCTTCCGCCCAGGCGCCGGCGGCAACCCAGCTGACCACCGGGTAGCGGAATGATTTGGTGGGCTGGGCGGAGGGGGAGATGTTCGATTCAGAAGCCTCCCGCTCATTACCCTCGCCAATGGCCAGCCACTCAGCCCGAAAGCCAGTCGCTTTCGCCAGCGCGTAAAGGTTCTCCGGCCTGAGGCTTTTGCTCTCGCCGGTGATCCACTGAGTGACGGCCGAATTTGCAACGCCGCAAAACGATGCAATTTCCCCTTTCTTTTTACCGCTGACCTGTATGGCGCGGGCGATACGTTCGTGTCTTTCCATGGACTCAATATTAAGTTAACTGAATTTAAGCATGCAGTAGGTTCAAATCGCCGTTGATGCCATAACTTAAGCATGCTTAAATTGCGACAGGCTCGAACGAGGATGCGCAATGAATACGCATGAAGTCGCCGAATTTTTCGGCAGCAAGACGAAGCTGGCACTCGCTTTGGGCATCCGCCCAAGCGCCGTGACCATGTGGGGGGAAACGATTCCCGAATCTCGGCAGTACCAGATCCAGGTCCTTTCCAAGGGCAAGTTCAAGGCGACAAAGAAAGACCAAGCAGCCTGACAGACAAACCCTTCTGCCCATGTAGCCAGTATCGGCCCGGCCGGTCTGCGAAGTAAGAAACCTGAGGTCGCTGGTGTTTTATCCAGTGGGTTTTGAGAGAGGCGATGCGGGGAGTAGGGCGAGGTGGTTGGCGCTTCGGCGCCGAATTACAGGCAATAAAAAAGCCGACGGTCGAGGTCGGCTTCTTCGATAAAACTTAGCGAGGCCGATTATATGCAAACGCCGCCACATATCAATAGCACTACCAATCTCGCGCCACGTTTTTCGCAATCCGAAAACGTGGCGCGCAATTCCTCAGTGATTCCATTCGACTTCGACGGCGCCGCAATTCGGGTCATCACCGACAAGCTTGGCGATCCGTGGTTTGTCGCGCGCGACGTCGCTGACGCCCTGGGCTACTCCAAGCCAGAGAACGCCGTGTCCCGTCACTGCAAGGCGGCGACCACTACCCCGAAACAGGGTGGTGGTTTCATGACCATCATTCCTGAGCGGGACCTGTACCGGCTGGTGATGAAGTCCAAACTGCCGGCCGCCGAGAAGTTCGAAGATTGGGTAGTCGGGCAAGTGCTGCCGAGTATCCGCAAGACCGGCACCTTTTCTGCCCAGGGCCCGAACAACTCCAAGATCGTCGGCGAGCTTGCCATTTTGGAATGCTTCGACCGCCTGTTGAAGCCTGCCAACTCCAGCAAGATGCTGATGCTGGCCAAGATCGCCGCCAACAACGGCCTGGACGCCAAGTTCCTCCCAGGCTACGCCGTCGACGCCGCGCCAGATGCCTCTGGCGGCTCTTCGATGCCCACCAAGGCAATTACCGCCCTGATCAAAGATCGCGGCATCGCCAGCACGGCTCGCGCCTTCAACCTTGCATTGGAGGCTCACGGCTTCCTCAAGGTCCTCCAGCGCAAAAACTCCAAGCAGGAAATGGTGGACTTCTGGTCGGTGACCGAGAAGGGCATGGCCTACGGCAAGAACCTCACCAGCCCTCAATGCCCCCGCGAGACGCAGCCTCACTGGTACGTGGATCGCTTCCTTGAATTGGCCGCTAAGGTCGGGAAGGCCTGACATGCAATACACCGTCACGATTAACCAGGTGAAGGCGCTGGAGTGGGGGCTGAATTCTCAGCAGGCCCTGCTGTTCGCGTTCGTCTACGGCTGCCCGAGCTGGGCCAAGCCAATCAAGACTGATGACGGGATCTTCTTCGCGCTGAGCAAGGCCAAGATCACTGAGGAGCTACCGCTGCTCACTGACAAGCCAGACACCGCTTACCGCATGCTGAAGGCCCTGGAAGAGGCTGGCTTGATTGAGCTTCGCCCTGAAGCATTCCGACTCACCGAAAAAGGCTGTGAGTGGAACCCGGACCGTATGGGCCACGTCACCGCACACCAACCGCCGGTCCTTCCGCCCCGGCGCAGGACGAAAAAGAAACCAATCCCTTCTGGCTTGCGTGCTCTGGTATTCGCCCGCGACAGTCACGCGTGCTTGCGCTGTGGCTGCTCGGTGTTGATGCGCTTGAGGGCTGATCACGTCGTACCTGAAAGCCAAGGTGGAGAGGCTTCGTTGGCCAACCTCCAGACCCTTTGCATGTCCTGCAATAGCTGGAAGAGCGTGCGGACGATTGATTTCCGCGCGTTCGCCGGAGGTGCAGCATGAGCATGGGCCTTATGGTTGCCGCAATGAAGCTTCGTGTTGGTAATCCGCTGCGCAAGCTGGTGCTGATCAAGTTGGCCGACAACGCCAGCGACGTAGGCGAGTGCTGGCCCTCCTATCAGCACATTGCCGACCAGTGCGAGATCAGCAAGCGTTCTGTCATGAACCACATCACCGCTCTGTGTGAGGCGGGACTGTTGCGCAAGGAGATCCGGAAGGGTGGACCAAAGGGGAATTCGTCGAACGTTTACTTCCTCACCCTCGACGGTGGTGGTGCACCTCCTGCACCAGGGGTAGTGCAGAAGATTCACCCGGGTAGTGCAGCAGGTTCACCACCTAGTGAATCTCCTGCACCAGGGGGTAGTGCAGCAGTTGCACCCAGAATCAGTAACTCTCTTGAACCAGTCATGGAACCGGTCATTGAACCAATTGCACCCCCGGCTCCCGCCGAGGTTGTGCCGGTTCAGTCCCGCGGCTTGGTGCTGGTGGTTGACCGCACCGATACTCCCCGGGTCGAGATCCCCGCCGACATGCCGGGCCCCAAAGACCAGACCTGCAAAACCTTCAAAGTCTGGGCGAACTACGCCATGGCTTACCGAAAACGCTATGGCGCCTGGCCGGTGTGGAATGCCAAGGTAGGCGGCCAACTCGGCCAACTGGTCGACCGCCTCGGGGCCGATGTTGCCCACCACGTCGCTGCCCACTTCCTGAAAACCAGCGATGCCGCTGTGCTGCGCAAGTGCCACAGCCTCAACGAGCTGCTGGCCAACGCCGAGAGCTATCACACCCAGTGGGTGACCGGGCAGCGCATCAACGGCACGACCGCCCGCCAGATGGAACGGACAGAAGCGAACCACTCCGCAGCGGAGCAGGCTGCCCAGATGGTTTTGGCCAAACGCCAAGCAGGTGACCGCAATGAATACCTTTGAAATGAATGACCAGCAGGTCGCCGGGCTGGCCGCCGCCATCTGCGCAACCGCCGAGGCCATGGGGCAGGAAATGAACCCAGGCACTGCCGCAATGATGGCCGAAGATCTTTGCGCCTACTCGGTGCCTGTCGTGAAAGCCGCACTGAAGGCTTGCCGCTTCGAGGTGAAGGGCAAGCTGGCGATGGCCGACATCCTGCAACGCGTCCAGTCCTCCGACGGGCGCCCGGGCAAGGACGAGGCCTGGGCCATCGCCATAACCACCAACGATGAATTTGAAACCGTAGTGCTGACCGACGAGATCCAGCTGGCCCTTGCCGCTGCGAAACCCATCTTGGATGGCGGCGACAAAATCGGTGCGCGCATGGCGTTCATCGACGCCTACCAAAGGTTCGTGGGCCAGGCCCGCAAGGATGCGAAACCGGTCAACTGGCACGTTTCCGTGGGCTTCGACTCCAACCGCCGCGTCCAGGCCGTCACTAAGGCTGTGGAGCTGAAACGCATTCCCCAAGAGCACGGCCAGAAGTACTTGGCTGACCTGAGCATTGTTCCAGTTACCGAGGATGGCCGCGCCATTGCTGGATTGCTCACAGGCACCGTCACCCAGCCAAAGCCGCTGCTGCGCGCAAAGCTCGAGATTGTGAAGAGCTCGATGCTGGAAATGCGGAAGGCCAGCGCCGAGAGAAAGGACGAAATGCGGATTGAAGCGGCCAATGAGTTGGCGGATCGCCGCGCGCTGCTGATTAAGCAGGCCCAGGATCTGGAAGCGAAGAGGGCGGCGCAATGACCGATAAGATCAGCGTCAACTGCCAGGCCAAGCTATCCGAAGTCATCACCAAAATCAGCGCGATGTACAAAGACAAGAAGTTTGTCGTGGTGACCCTGCGCCCGGGCAAGGACCGCACACTGGATCAAAACCGGTTGTGGTTCGGGATGTATAAGCGCATCGCCGAGATGACCCAGATCGGCGACCCGGCCGATGCCCGCCGCTACTGCAAGCTGCACTTCGGCGTGCAGATCCTACTAAACGAAGACGCTGGCTTTCAGGCCGAGTGGTACCGGGTCATGCGTCATCTGCCGTACGAAACAAAGCTGGCCATGATGGGCGAGTGCCACTTGTTCGGGCCGGACGGTTTCCCGGTCACCAGCCTGTTCAATCGCGCCCAGGGCATCAATTACACCGACCGCATCGCCACCTATTTCACAGGCCAAGGTGTGGTTTTCACTGATCTACTCAGCAAGGAGGCTGCATGATCGCCAAGCAACCCAAACCGAAGAAGTGTAAGAATCCAGCATGCGGCATCAGCTTCCCGCCGCAGCGACTGGGCCAGGCCGTATGCAGCCCGAAGTGCGGCCTGGCCATCAAGGATGTAAACCAGGCCAAGGCGCGCAAGTCGCTGGCCCAGGTCGAGCGCCGCGATATCAAGGTCCGCAAGGAGAAGCTGAAGAGCCGCGGCGAACACATGCGTGAGGCTCAGCAGGCGTTCAACGAGTACGTCCGCACCCGGGACCAGGCCGCCGGCCACCTCTGCATCTCCAGCGGCAATCCGTTGGACTGGAGTGGTAACGCAGTCGATGCCGGCCACTACCGCAGTGTCGGCTCCGCGCCACACCTGCGCTTCGACGAACGCAACTGTCACGCCCAGAGCAAGCAGGACAACCGGTTCCTTTCCGGCAACGCCGTGGACTACCGGATCGGCCTAATCGAGCGAATCGGCCAGGAGGCCGTCGACGCCCTGGAAGCTGACCAGAGCGTGCGCAAATACTCCGTCGAGCAGATCAAGGGCATCAAGACCTACTACCGGGCAAAGACCAAAGAACTGAAGAAGGGGATCGCAGCATGAAACTGATCAACGCAAGGCAGGTATGGACCGAAGCTCAGCACGAATCGAATGCGTCGATCAGCGCTGTGGCCATCGACAAGGCGCAGTCGGCACCGATCAAGAAGGGGCAGCGCATGCGCCGCGCCGAGGCTGTGTTCGCTGCGCTTGGGGAAGACAAGGAGGAGCGCATCCAGGTTGTGCGCCAGAAGATCAGCATCAGCGAGACGCGCGGAATGCCCGCCGGCCGCTCTACCGCCCGGGCAGCTCACCTGGCCACCATCGGCAAAGTGTTGCGCGCCATCGACACACTCCCTTTCCAGGTGCAGCAGTTCGGGCACTACCTGTACCACCCGGCGATGAACATGAAGCACCTGTTGAACGCGGTGCTGCTGATAACCGCCAAAGCGGCGCTGCCAGACCTGACTTCGGCCAAGCGCGTGAAGGCGCAGTACCTGGTTACCCTGGCCCTGCAATCGTACAAGGGGGAGGTCGCCGGATCGGCAGAGTGGGGGCCTGCCCGTGTTGCCGCTGAGATGCTGACGTTCTTCGGCGTGACCATCGACCCGAAGAACTGGACGCGTGACTGGCTCGACCTGTGGGAGTCCCTGAAAGAAGTGATAAAGGAAGTGGATATTCAGGCTCAACAGCCTCTATGGCAGGTGATCCACTCGGAAAAAGATCAAGAGGCGGCATAATCATATTGACATGACGGGGTTTTGCGCGTACTTTTCCCATAGTGCACAAGTAACGCGAAACGCACACGAGACCCTGAACCCGGCCAAGCGCCGGGTTTTTGTTGCCTCAAATTCGCCGCCATAGCTCCAGCGGTAGAGCAGTCGCCTTGTAAGCGAACGGCCCGGGGTTCGAATCCTCGTGGCGGCACCACATTGGCATGTAGCTCAGTTGGTAGAGCAGGCGGCTGTTACCCGCCCGGTCGGAGGTTCGAGCCCTTCCGTGCCAGCCAGTTTCACCTGTAGCCAGGACAGCCTTCGGGACCCCTGGACGCGGTATCGCCGGAAGTCACGCGTCACGAAAGAACCCCGGCAGCCCGCGCACTCTGTTCACACCAGACTTCCAGAGTGGCGCGAGACTAGATCAGCGAGATCGATGCATTTGGGTGTCGACGCTGGGATCGTCTTTGGCAGACAGCGCGGAAAGACGCGCGCACCCATTCAGGGCCTCGACATTGATCGGGGTCTTTTCGTTTTCGGCCCTGCCACACCCTTCGCTCTGAGCAGGGAGTGCCGCCGGGGCTGACCTATTTCAAACATGCCCCACGGAGTCGAGCGCATGGAGTATCTACAGCGCCTGCTCGACAAGATCGACAGGTTCGAATTACTGATTGCGGGCCTTGTTGGCGCTGTGATCGCCAGTTGGTGGCACAAGGACGACCTGAACGACTGGCGTGCCTGGATGATCTTCCTCATCACCGGCATGGCCTGTTCGATCTACCTGACGAGCATGGTCAGCACTTACCTGGGCGTGACGGAGCCGAAGATCGTCGCCGGTATCGGCTTCCTGTTGGGCGCATTCGGCGGCTCGCTCCTGGCAGCCATCAATCGAGCCATTAAATCCGCTGACCTCTGGGCGCTCATTCGCCAGCGGTTCGGGGGAGGCAATCCACCATGAATCTTGAACTGATCAACTCCATCGCCTGCGGCCTTATCGCGCTGTGGGCAGCCTGGTGCGTACTGAGCGGGAAGGTGAGGGACGGAATCCTGGGGAAGCTGATCTACTCGGCCATTGCCATCAGTGGTTTCGTCGTCATGGCGCGCAGCCAGAACATCTTCTTCGGTCCGACCAGTGCCGGCCTGACGCTGCATGTAGCTTTGGCTTTGGCCGGTGCCCGACACATTTTTATGGTCACGTACTGGCAACGGGTAAAGGCCTGGCTATGCCGGACGCTGAACTGCGAGCACTGCCTGCACTGTGACAAGGCACCTGGTGGTGTCGACCGCCGTGGTAAGTAATCCGCGCCACGTTTTCGAATGCGCCAAATCGTGGCGAAAGATGGCTGAAGTCAGTGGCTTTTTCTCTCTATATTTTTGAAAAGTGACTTGAGATTGGAAGGGTCTAGGCAGTCAGGTGCTATCGTCTGCGACTGCTTGAAATAGGCCTGAACTTTCGGGTTCGCGAAATCGCCCATAAGGGCCAACAGGTAATACCCGTCGGCGCGAAACTGTTCCAAGCTCAGAGACACTGGTTCGAAGAAGTCCCTCATAGTGGTCAACGGTAGTTGACGGTTGGCTTCCGTTTTCAGTGAGTCTTTGAAGCAGTACGAGCGTATTGCAGGCAATGGATAATGGTCAGAGTACAGATCTGGTCGCTCTAGGGCATTGGCTAGCTGGCTATACTTGCGAAGAAACTCGGGGTCATCGAACTTGAATCGCAGGAACGCCTCGTCACAGTCGCGCAACAGCATTATCGCTCCGGCAACCAAGCCTTGATCCGCAGCTTTCTGGTAAAGCGCGCAGGCTTCTACATGCATAGCCTTATAGCCATTTAGAAAGGTTGCCGCTTTACTCTCTTGCATATTCGCCAACATGAAAGTCGCTACACCGTGCCCTCCGGCGCTAGCTTTACGCAGCTCGTCCTCATACGTCTCAAGTCCTTTCGTAGCCTCCTGTATGGATTGGCTCAGTGTGAGCTTGTCAGTTTTGCCCTGTTGTTCTTTTTCAACCAGCTGATTAGCTCGTTGCTGTATTTCATCAGCTAAAAGCATTGCGTGTTCAAAGACAGCTTCAGCTTCGGGGGATGGCGCAGCCTGCACCTCAGCACACAGAGCGATGCTGGAAAGTAAGACTAAAAGACGAAGTTTCAAAGGCGTTTCTTCCGTGATTGCAGTTGTTCGAGTCTCCATTACTGTAATGGACTCAATCAGGGTGGGGTAGTTCACGTGCTTGACCGTCACTCCAGTATGAGTCGGAGTTATTGCGAGGTTCCCGATTGGTGCAGAGTTTCATTGCAGAGGGTCATACATGACCAGCGTCACCCGCCTGAGGCACGTGCTGCCAATGAGCCCAGAAATCAACGCTGCGGTAGTCGCTCTCGACAAGGCCATTGCTAATGCCGTAGACGCCGCCAAGGCTGCCGGACTTCCCCAGGGCCTGATCGTTGGACTGCTCCACGGTCATGCGCACGCGCAAACCGCGATCCTGTTGGGGTAGATGTGCCGCAGGGGAGTGCGGCACGGAGTGCTAGTGAGGTGCTATTTCTTCTTGGGCTTGTCCTTCATCCCTTCTTGGATGAGGGTTGCGTACTTCGAAAGGTTTTTGAGTTCTTCTTCTATCTCAACTGGAGCAGCGCTTGACGCGCGAGCGGCTATCAGTTCTAGAGCTGCTGCCAATGCATAAGCTCGCTTTGCTTCCTCGCTGGATGCTTGGAAATAGTGGTTTGCTGGAAAATTTACGGCCATATATTGCTCCTTGCATTGATCGAACCCTACCAATACCGGCAACGCGCCACTATTACAAGCAAAAGGGGACCATGGACAGGCCATACCCTCCATCGTCACTACTTGACCTGTCCGACCTTTCCGATTTCGGTATCCGCCTGACGCCTGCGCCCGAAGTATGGGAATGGCTCCAAGCCGAGATCCTTGCCGACACTGGCAGCATTCACAACGAAGACCATGCCCATCTACTTGATGCAGACATCCGGATCATGTGGGCTTCGTCGAGCTTCGAGAAGCAGGGCCGCACAGTCCTGGGTCAGGCCGAACAGGTAGCATTCCGCGCCGGCGGCTGGCAGAAGGCCCGGATGGAGCAACAGATGCGTGATTGGTTCGGCGACGTGCCGGCCTTCATCATCACCCTGGCTGCTGACTACTGCGCTCAGTGCAGCGACCTTGAGTTCTGCGCGCTACTGGAACACGAGCTTTATCACCTGGCTCACGCGACCGACAAGTACGGTCAACCAGCATTCACTCAAGACGGTGCACCGAAGATCAAGCTGCAGGGCCACGACGTCGAAGAGTTCGTCGGTGTTGTCCGCCGCTACGGTGCAAGCCCTGACGTTCAAGCGTTGGTGGATGCTGCAAACAGTCCTGCTGAGGTGGGGAAATTGAACATTGCGAGGGCCTGCGGAACCTGTCTGCTCAAGTTGGCCTGATTCCATGACAGGTATTGACGGATGACAACCATATGGCAGTACTACGAAGCGAGGTCAAAGCCTTCATCGTTCAGGCTCTGGCCTGCTTCGATACGCCATCCCAGGTGGTAGCAGCGGTCAAGACAGAATTCGGGATTGAGATCACCCGCCAGCAATGCGAAACGCACGACCCGACAAAGTTTGCCGGGCAGAAGCTCGGCAAGACCTGGGTGAACCTGTTCCACGCTGCTCGCAAGCGATTCCGTGAAGAGACAACCGATATCCCCATTGCCAATCGCGCGTACCGACTTCGGGGCCTCGGGCGGCTGGCCGAGAAGGCCGAGAACATGCGCAACCTGGCGCTGACTGCCCAGCTTTACGAGCAAGCAGCCAAAGAGACGGGTGACGTCTATGTCAATCGCCGAGTTGAGCCTGATAAGTCGCTGGATGAAGAAATCAAACTGCTTGAGATCGAGAAGCGTAAGGCCGAGCTCAAGCTGATAGAGAAGGGCGGCGGCAACTCCAACGCCCAACTGCTGGCCGATCTAATCGCGAGGCTGCCGTCATGATCGCGAACACCGGCAACCTGATGCTTGATCGCCAGCTGTCCCGCTGGTACCCACTGAAGGATCACCCAGTGCAACTCGCCCTGGTGGCGGCGGTGTCGGAAGGAATTCGTTTTCCACTGGTGCCCGCAGGCCGTCGTAGCGGCAAGACTGAGCGTTTCAAGCGCTTCGTGGTGAAGCAGGCATCGGCGTACACCGGCATGTACTTCGCCGCCGCACCAACGCACGCCCAGGCCAAGAAGATATTCTGGGATGACCTCAAGGCCTTCACGCTGTGCTGCATGCACAGTCGCCGGCCGTCCGAGTCGGACCTGATCATCTACCTGGACAACGGTAGCGAGATTCACGTCATCGGCCTGGACAAGCCGCAGCGGATTGAGGGTATCCCGTGGACCGGTGGCGGCATTGATGAGTTTGCTGACATTAAGCCGGATGCCTGGGAGGCAAACATTCTCCCGGCGCTGAACACCGTCAACCCAACCATGCCGGATTACCGGGCCTGGTGCTGGCTGCTCGGCGTACCGGACGGCCTGAACCACTATTACGACCTGTGCATGCAGGCGGAGTCGGGCAATGACCCGAACTTCCGTGTGTTCCACTGGAAATCGGCCGAGATTCTTCCGGCTGACGTAATGGACGCAATGAAGCGGGCCATGTCGGCCAAGCAGTTCAAGCAGGAATTTGAAGCATCGTTCGAAACGGCGTCTGGCCGAATCTACGAGGACTACAGCAAAGCGAACACCACGGATGCAGCCATAGAGCCGCATGAGCAGCTGATGTGGATGCACGACCAGAACTTCACGCCTCTGTCATCTGCGATCGGTGTCCGGCGCAACGATGGCAAAGACCTTTATCTGCTCGATGAGATTGTGCTGATCAGCGCCGTTTCGAAGCAGTCGGCTGCTGAGTTCGTGGACAAGTTCAAGGATCACAAGAACAAGCACGTCCTGATCTACGGCGACCCGGCGGGCAAGGCTGGTGAGAAGCACGGTCACGCGTCTGACTACACCGACATCGAGGGCGTGCTCAAGGCTAATGGCTGGACGTACACCCGCAAGGTCAAGCCGGCGCACCCATCCATCAAGGACCGGCAGAACGCCGTACGGGCGAAGATCCTGACCGCGTCAGGCGAAACAAGCCTGTTCATCAACCCGGTTACCGCGCCCTGGTGCCACAAGGGCTTGAGTACGGTTCAGCTTCAAATGGGTTCGACCTTCCAGGAAGACCAGAAAAACGACTACCAGCACATCACCACGGCGATCGGCTATTGCATCGACGTTGAGTGGCCGTGCATCAAACGTACTGCATCCACTGAATCTCTGAGAATGTGACCCCATGAGCAATGACCCAAGCAAAACGCTACCGGCAGTAGACGCCATGCGCGAAGACTGGGCTCTTGTTGATGCGCTGATGGGCGGAACGAAGGCGATGCAGCTGGCTGGCAAGCTCTACCTGCCGAAGTGGCCAAAGGAGGACGACGACGCGTATAAGGAGCGCCTGTCGCTCTCCACGCTACTGCCTGCGTTCAGCGAGACCGTCCAGAACATGAAGGGCAGGGTGTTCGCAGAGCATATCGCGCTCGGCGACGATGTGCCTGAATCGATCAAGGCCTACGTGCAGAATTTCGATCGCCAGGGCAACAACCTGCAGGTCTGGGCTCAGCAACTGTTTACCATCGGGCTATCCCATGGTCTTTGTCATGTGCTGGCTGATTATCCGAAGACCAAAGACGAGCAGGGCAATTCTGTTGTGCGCACCGCGGCGGACGAGAAAGCCGCCGGCGTTCGCCCATACGCAGTGATGATCCACCCTCAGCAGGTTATTGGGTGGCTCAGCGAAGAGAAGGGGGGCGAATGCTCGCTGTCTCAGTTCTGGTATGTCGAGGCGATAGAGGAGCGTGCTGGTGATTTCGGTGTGAGCGTCATCCCACAGATCAGGGTGTTGATCCCTGGTGGCTGGAAGGTGTACCGCAAGACCGAGGACGCCAACGGCAAGAAGGAGTGGACCAAGGTTGATGAGGGGACGAACACGCTCTCTGTCATCCCGCTGGCCACCTTCTACACCAAACGCACGGGCTTCATGACCGCAACGCCGCCGCTGTTGGAGCTGGCGCACCTCAACAAGAAGCACTGGCAGTCCCAAAGCGATCAGGACAACATCCTGCATGTCGCCCGGGTGCCGATGCTGATGATCTCCGGTATCGACGACGAAGCTTTTGAGCTCAAGGTTGGGACCAGTTCCGCCACCAAGCTGCCCACCGGTGGCGACATGAAATGGGTGGAGCATACCGGGACCGCTATTGAAGCTGGCCGCAAGTCGCTGGAAGACCTTGAAGATCAGATGCGTATCGCTGGCGCCAAGCTGCTGCAGAAGGACAAGCAGTCCACCAAGACGGCGACCCAGGCCGAGGAAGAAGCGGCTCAGGAAATGAGCCCATTGCAAACCATGGCTGGGCAGCTTGAGGATACACTTGACCAGGTGCTTCAGTACTTCGCGCTCTGGAAGGGCGAGAAGGAGGGCGGCCACGTGAAGGTGAACGGTAACTTCGACGTGGACTTCGCACCGGAAACCACTCTTCCACTACTGCTCAACATGGCAACCCAAGGCCGGCTCTCTGACGAAACCCTGTTCAACGAGTATAAGCGCCGCGGCGTGGTCTCAGATGACATTGAGTGGGAGGTTGAGAGGCAGAAGATTGCCGATCAAGGGCCAGCACTCGGAGCTCTCTAAATGGCGACGGTCAACGAGATCCTTCAGGACGAGCATATCGCCCATGCGGTATCGCTGGAGAAGTACAAGCTCGGCGTGGTGCGGCGCATCATCACTCTACTCAATCGGTCGGATGCCAGCTTGTCCGCAGCGCTGACGGAGGCGCTTGAGCGGATGCCTGTCGAATCGTTCACCGTTGAGCGCCTTGAGTTGTTGCTGGATGAGGTGAGGGCGGTCAACGCTTTGGCCTATGACCAAGTATTCAAAGCGCTCGACGCGGACCTGCAGGAACTTGCCGGATACGAAACCAGCTGGCAGCAGGCCCTCTTCCAAAAAGCGTTGCCGGAGCCAGTACTCGTGCGCTTCCCGCTGGTGAGCATCGGCTCTGAACAAGCCTACGCCGCGGCGATGTCTCGGCCATTCCAGGGGCGCTTGTTGCGTGACTGGGGAAAGCAGGTGGGCGCCGAGCGCATGGTCAAGGTTCGCAATGCGATCCGATCCGGCTACCTGGAGGGCAAAACCACCGACCAGATCATCCGCAGCATTCGCGGAACTAGGGCGGCCGGCTATGCCGATGGCTTCCTTGAACGCCCCCGGAAGGACCTGGCAGCGGTCGTGCAGACAGCGGTGAGCCACACAGCGGCCACGGCGCGCGAACAGTTCAGCGTCGCAAACAGCGAAATCCTGAAGGCTGAGGACTGGCTCAGCACCTTGGACACGAAGACCTCAACCGACTGCATCATCCGGGACAAGCTTTCGTATGAGGTCGGCACGCACAAGCCGATAGGGCACAAGGTGCCATGGCTGCAAGGCCCGGGGCGGATTCACTTCTGTTGTCGCAGCACTTCAACGCCGCGAACCAAGTCATGGCGAGAGCTTGGCATTCCCATTGACGAGATGACGCCAGTTCAACGGGCGAGCATGGATGGTCAGGTGCCGGGAGATACGACTTTCGGAACCTGGCTTGAGCGACAGTCGGACGCCCGCAAGGCCCAGGTGCTTGGGCCGATGCGGTATCAGCTCTATAAGGGCGGCAAGAGCCTTGAGGATTTCTACTCGCCAACCGGTGAATGGCTGACCCTGGAGCAGATCAAGCAGCACGACGCGCAGGCATTCGCTAAGATGGCTGCATGACCGACAAGCCCAAGCTTCATCTCATTCAAGGCACGCCAGCCCCGGACACTCCGGCGGAGCGGGTGCGCAAGCGTGTTCGTGCGATGTCCAAGCCAGCAACGATGGTTCAATGCCATCGCTGCGGCGGGCGTGAGGTGATCGAAACGAAGATTGGCTTGCTGATGAAGAATGGCAAGCCGACTGGCGGGACAAAGACTCTGATTTGTGTTGGGTGCTTACTCAAGGGCGATAGGGTTGTTCTAATCTGATGTACCACCGTAAGCTATCGGCTTTTGCGAAGGAATAGCGAAGCATGAATATGCAGCAGATTATGGTGGTAGCGAAACAAGCAATGGCGAATGGTGACGATGTATCCATCGACATCAAAAGCCAAGCTGCGGGTTTTCTTCGATTTCTCGCGGATCGAGTCGAAGCGGGCGATTATGAGCTAGGCCTCGCAGAGCTAAAACTATCCCCGGACACACGTCCTTATGTTTCCTACGTATTTGCTGTGAAAGACGCCAATCGCTAACGAAAAGATTGTTGATTGGACAAGAGCCCTGGCATCCGCCGGGGCTTTTTTATGGGCGCGATTCCGGATGGATAGCGCCGCGCCGGGCCGGATGGCCCACCAGATGGGCGGATGCCCGGAGACGAACCGATGAAACTGAAACTCGACGAACAAGGCCATGTGGTTGTGCAGGACGGCAAACCGGTCTACACGCACGATGATGGGAAGGACGTGGCGTTTGATGCGCCGTCGGCTGTATCCAAAATCACCGCGCTGAACGCCGAAGCCAAAGGGCACCGCGAAGCCAAAGAGACCGCCGAGGCTCGTGCCAAGGCATTCGAAGGCATTGAAGATCCTGAAAAGGCCCGTGCCGCACTGGCAACTGTCGCGAACCTTGACGCCGGGCAACTCGTCCAGGCCGGTAAGGTGGATGAGATCAAGCAAGCAGCCATCGCCGCCACAGAGGAGAAGTTCAAGGCCCAGGTGACCACGCTCGCTGAGCAGATCAAAACCGTCACTGCGGAGCGCGACACCACCACCGGCATTCTCTACCAAGAGAAGATCGGCGGCGCCTTCGGTCGCTCCAAGTTCGTCACCGACAAAATCGCCGTTCCGCCTGACATGCTCCAGAACACTTTCGGCAAGGCCTTCAAGGTCGAAGACGGCAAGGTTGTAGCGTATGGCGACGATGGCAACAAGATCTACAGTCGTGCCCGTCCGGGCGAACTGGCTGACTTCGACGAGGCGCTGGAAGCCCTGGTCGAGCGTTACCCGTATCGCGACAACATTCTCAAGGGTTCCGGCGCCAATGGCGGCGGCGCTCCGAACAATGGCGGTAAGGGTGGCGACAAGAAGACCCTTCCGCGAGCCGCATTTGATGCGCTTGATCCAGCCGCCAAGGCTGATCACGCACGCAATGGCGGCTTGGTAACTGACTGACCAAAGCCGCCGGGTGTTGCCCGGCAAGTAATCAATGCCCGCCACTGAGCGGGCTTTTTTGTGGAGAAAGCCAAAATGGCGAACACCTTGAACGGGCTTGTGCCTGCTCTTTACGAAGCTCTGGACGTTATCTCTCGTGAGATGACAGGCTTCATCCCGGCGGTATCCCGAGACTCGTCCGTTGCCCGTGCGGCAATCGGCCAGGACGTGTTGGTGCCTATCACCAGCGAAGCAGCTTCGGCTGATAACACCCCAGGCGTAACTGCTCCGGACTCGGGTGACACCATCGTCGACAACGTCGCGGTAGCGATCACCAAGAGCAAGCACGTTCCGGTGCGCTGGAATGGCGAGCAGACCAAAGGCCTGCAAAACGCCGGCACCTTCTCGTCCATCCAGGCTGATCGCTTCTATCAGGCGATGCGCACGCTGGTGAACGAGGTAGAGAAGGATCTGTGGTTCGAAGCCTACCGTAACGCCTCGCGCGCCTACGGCACTGCCGGCACCACGCCTTTTGGCACTGCGGCTGACCTGTCCGACTTCGCCGGCGTGCTGGGGGTTCTGGAGCAGAACGGTGCGCCTACCAACGACCTACAGCTGGTCTTGGGTCACTCGGCCATCGGTAACATGCGCGGCAAGCAGTCCGGCCTGTTCAAGGTCAATGAGGCGGGCTCCAGCGACATGCTGCGCAACGGTATGACCGACCGCATCATGAACATGGCAATTCGTCATTCCCACCAGGTGGGCCGACACGTTAAAGGTACTGGAGCTGCGTACGTCACCAATGGCGCTACCGCCGTAGGCGCGACCAATATTGCGCTGGCGACTGGCGCGGGCACGGTCCTGGCCGGTGATATCGCAACCTTCGCGGCTGACGGCGACAACAAGTACGTCGTCGGTGCTGGTGTTGCGGCCCCAGGCACCATCACCCTGAACAAGCCCGGCTCGCAGATCGTCATCCCAACCGGCAACGCCCTGAGCTTGGGTAACTCGTACACCGCGAACGTGGCGTTTGCCCGATCGGCGATCGTACTGGCTACCCGCGCCCCGGCAATGCCCGAGGGCGGTGACTCGGCGGACGACGTGATCACCATCACCGACCCGCTGACCGGTCTGTCGTTTGAGATCGCGGTCTACCGCCAGTTCCTGCAAACGGCCTACCACGTCCGTTTGGCCTGGGGCTGCCGCGCGATCAAGGATGAGCACATCAGCCTGCTGGTCGGCTAACTCAACCACAACGACAACCAGGGGCTTCGGCCCCTGTGTTGTTTCTGGAGAATGACAATGGCTGGACTGACGAAAGAACAGAAGGCGGCAAAGGTGCTGCTGGCCAAGGCTATCGAACTCAGTGGTTTGAGCGCCGAGGCATTCGAAGCCCTGGGTGAGCAGGAGCGTGCCGACTGGAGCAAAAGCGCACAGGATGCGATTGATTTGACTGCGGCAGATGCTCAGCGCCTTGCGGATGAGGCTGCGGCTGCCAAATCTCAAAGCAAGCCTGTCGCGGAAGACGACGAACCGGATTACACCGGCCTGGTGAAGGTTGAACAGGGCGGTGAGGAATTGCATGTTCATCCTTCCTGCCTAGATGACCACAAGCGTCTCGGCTGGAAAGAGGTCTGACATGGCTCTGGTGATCGAGAACGGCAAGGTGGTGCCAGGCGCCGATAGCTTCGCAACGGCCGCCGAACTGGTCACCTACGCCACGAACTTCGGCAAGGTCATTCCAGCCGACGAGGTCGCGCAGGAATCCCTGCTGCGCCGCGCGGCCCTGCAAATGGATGCGATGCCATGGAAGGGCAGGGCTGTGAATCGCGATCAGGCGCTGGCCTGGCCTAGAGCTGAGGTTAAGCGTCAGGGCTGGGTGTTGCGGCTCGACGAAATCCCGCCACAGATCAAGGCTGGCCAGATGGCCTTGGCCGCCGAGATCCATGCGGATGACCTGATCGCGCCTGAAACCAAAACGGGAGCAGTCGTTTCCGAAACTGTTGGTCCGATCAGCACCACGTTTGCAGTTGCCACCAAGTCGGTGAGCAAGCCAGCAGCAACTCGGCAGTCGTATGCCCAGTTCTCCGGCCTGCTGGAATCCTCAAGTCAGGTCAACCTGGTACGAAGCTGATGGCAGATATCTATGATCGTGCAAAGGCGAGCGCTGCACGGATGCTGGCGCCGCGCTCGAGAGGCGGCAAGGGGTTGGAGCTATCCCTAGTTCGGGTCACTACCGGTGATTACGACCCTGAGATTGGCGGCAGTCCTGTCACCATGGAGCAATTCGACGGCTCAGGGCTTCGCCAAAACTATCGCCAGCAAGATATCGACGGCTCGCTGATCAAGCAGGGGGACGTCAAGATCCTCATCTCTCCAGTGCTGCTGGATGGCGCAGGCACGCCCCAGCCGGTGACGCTGGACAAGATCATCTTCGACGGCGACACCTACACGATTCAGCACGTCGACCCATGGGATTACGCCGGCATCGCCGTCGGCTTCAGCGTGCAGGCCCGAAAATGAGCTTTTCACTTGATCTGAAGGCGTTTGTGGAAAAGGCGAAGGGGAATGTAGAGCAGGTCATTCAGAAAACGTCCATTGATCTGCTGACTGCTGTCGTTGACCGGTCGCCAGTCGGTAATCCTGAGTTGTGGGCGATCAACGCCACGGCCACGCAATACAACGCCGAGGTAGAGCGCCTTAATGCCGAGATGCGCAATGATCCCTCGAACCTGTCAAAAAACGGGCGTATGAAGCCGGGGCGACTGATCAGGGATGGCATGGATCTGGTAGCCGGCAAGGAATACGTTGGCGGGCGCTTCAGGGGAAACTGGCAGGTTTCGTTCAACACGGCTATCACCGAAAACATCGAGCGGATTGACCCAAAAGGGTCTGCCAGCAAGTCGGCCGGCGCGGCCCTGATCCAGACTTTTACCGCCGAAGTTGGCACGATCTGGATGATGAATAATCTTCCATATGGGCCGCGCCTTGAGTACGAAGGCTGGTCCAGCCAGGCGCCAGCGGGAATGGTGCAGGTGTCAGTCACTGAGGCTCAGACCTTCGTCAACAATGCCGTGTCGGAACTATCCAAATGAGCGACCGAATTATCCGTAGCCTGTTCGAGGCCCGCCTGAAAGCATGGGCGTCGTCACGAGCTCCTGCACTGCCGATTGCCTACGAAGACGTGGCGTTCACGCCGCCGGCCAACGACGCTCCCTACCTGAAAATATTCCTCCTGCCGGGAAATACTGACAGCGAGGATCTTGAGGGCAAGCACACTTCGTATCGGGGCGCGCTGCAGATCAGTGTCGTAACGAAGGCCGGTGAGGGGCGGGGGGCTGCCGGGCTGATTGCCGATGAGATCTCGGCGCTCTATCCAAACAACATGGCGCTCACGAAAGCAGAATTCACCGTGTTCATCCGTTCGCCAATGGCGACTGCTGGAGCAATCCAGGGCGATACAACCAGTTCACTGCCTCTGTCCTTCCAGTACAGGGCTGACACCTTCTAATCCGCCCATTGGGCAAACCCAGAACCCGCCATCGAGCGGGTTTTGTCATTTCTGCAAAGAGGAAAAACCCATGGGCTACAAGATCCCCAACAGCGGCACCTTCCAGCACGCCGCGACCTACGCCGCAGTACTGGCTTTCACTGCCATCTCCAACGCGTCCGAGGCCGTGGCCACGGTCGTTGGCAGCACCCTGGCCGCCGGCGATATCGTTCTGCTCAGCTCCGGCTGGAGCAAGCTGGACAACAAAGTGGTGCGCGTGAAAACGGCCACAGCCACCGCTATCACCCTGGAAGCGATCGATACCACTGACACGCAGAGCTTCCCGGCCGGTAACGGCGCAGGAACCATGAAGAAGGTGCTGACCTGGGTGCAGATCCCTCAGGTGACCGACTTGGCCTTCTCGGGTGGCGAACAGAACTATCTGGATGTGGTGTTCCTTGAGAACGACCAAGGCAAGCAAATCCCAACTGACAAGTCCGCCGCCAGTATGGTGCTAACCATTGCCGATGATCCGGCCCAGCCATTCAACGCTGTGCTGATGGCTGCCGACGCAGGCAAGCAGGTGCAAGCAGCGCGCCTCAACCTGCCGGGCAACGACACGCTGCTCTACGGGGCCTATACCTCCTTCTCGAAGCAGCCAGCCGTTTCTCGCAACAACCTGCTGACCCGCACCGTCAACCTAGCGTTGCAGGCTGAGCCGACCCGTTACCTGACTGCGGTGGCGTAAACCATGGCCAAGTTCAAGATCGCCCAAAATCCTACCTTTCAGGCCGATGTGGACATTCCGCGCGTCGGCGGCGCCACGATCAAGGTGCCTTTCGAGTTCAAGTATCGCGACCGCAAGGAGCTCGCCGCGCTGTTCGCGGGGTGGCAGGAGAGCGCAAAGGAAGATCAGGAGCGGCTCAAGGCCAAGGGTGATGATCTGACTCTGATCGACATCACTGATTCTCATATTGAGCGTCAGGTGGAGCAGGTCGCCCAACTGGTCGCTGGCTGGGGCTTTGACGACAAGCTGAGCCCTGAGTCAATCCGTGCCTTGGTAGAAACCTCCGCCGGAGCAGGGGATGCCATTGTCGATGCTTACCAGAAGGCATTTTCCTCGGCTCGCCTGGGAAACTGATCGCCGCGGCGCGCTCACTATACGAGCCGGGCGCGCCCGCCGATCAGATGCGACTGTTCGGCTTGTCCCCTGACGACTTTGATCAGGACGTGGATGTCTGGCCTGACAACTGGCCCGTCTTCTGCCTCTTCAACGCTCTGTCCACGCAATGGCGTACAGGGGCGTGCGGCGCAACCGGGCTCGACTACACGTCAATTCGTGACGTGGCCAGTTACCTCGGCTTCAAGAAAAAAACCATTCCGGAAAAATTCCACGACCTCCGAGTAATGGAGGCCGAGGCGCTCGCCGTTATGGCGGAGGCGAGAGACAGCAGCCAGTAGTCACTGGCATTTATTCAAGGTGATTCAATGGATATCGCATCGCTCGGCATCAAGATAGATACGTCGGACGCCGCGAAAGCTGTCACAGATCTCGACAAAGTCGTGCAGTCCGGTGAGAAGGCTGAAAAGGCAGCAGAGGATATTTCGGCAGGCTTCGATAAGGCGTCCACATCCGCCTCCGACCTGTCGGCGTCTGAGCGCAAGCTTTCCGAGACGCTCGACGAGGCCAAGGCCCGCCTTCTGGCAACGGCGAAGGCCTCCCTGGAGTCGAGCGAGTATTACCAGCGCCTGACCACCAGCGTGAACGACAACTCTGCGGCGATGGACGCTGCACGCGCATCAACAACAGACTTTGGCGCCATCCAGAGAAATCTGAACACGCTTACCCCAAGCCTTGATCAGCAGACCGAAGCGACAAAGAGAGCCGCAGCGGCGACTGGCGTTCAGGCAGAAGGATTGCAAGAGCTTCTCGCCAAGATCAATCCGACCATCGCAGCCTACGAGCGCCTCGATCAACAGCAAGAGCTTCTAAAGCAGCACCTGAAAGCCGGGAATATCGATTCCGATCAGTTCAAAGCGTACTCGGCGGATATCGAAAGAACCCGGAGCAAGTTGGGCGACTTTGACGAAGGTTTGCGGAAGACCGGCGTATCTGCCGGGCAGACGCAGGCGGCGCTTCGGCAATTGCCTGCGCAGTTCACGGACATCTTCACCAGCCTGGCGGGTGGTCAGAACCCGTTGATGGTGCTGATCCAGCAGGGCGGCCAGATCAAGGACTCCTTCGGCGGCATTGGCCCGACGATGGACGCCCTGAAAGACAAGTTCCGGTCGTTGTTTTCTGGTGGCGCCGGTGCTGCTGTGCTGGGGGAATCCCTCGCAGGTATCGCCTCGGGCGCAAAGGACACCGCCGAGAACGCGGGAGAGGCAAGCGAAAGCCTGTCAGACCTGGCGGAAAGCTCGAACACGGCGGCTGAGGCGGCGGAGAACGCCAAGAAAGCATATGGCGCACTCCCACCAGCGGTAACCGGTGCTTCCATGAGTATCCTTGGGATGGTCGCCGCGGTGGCGGCTGTTGCAGCGGTCATCGGCACTCTGATTTATGGGTATAGCAAGGGCAGCCAGGAGGCTGATGAGTACAACAAGGCGCTGATCCTCACCGGTAACTATGCAGGCACCTCGGCCAGTCAGTTGGCCAATCTAGCCCAGCAAGTTTCGGCAACGAACGGCACCACCGGTGAGGCGGCCGCATCTCTTGCCAAGTTGGCGGGTAGCGGTGTAATTGCCGGCGAAAGCTTTGGAGCTATCGCTGAAGCTGCAGCGGCAATGGAAGACGCCACTGGTAAATCGGTCGATGCCACTATTGCCGAGTTCGTCAAGATCGCCAAGGACCCGGTTTCGGCTGCAAAGGAACTGAACAACCAGTACCACTTTCTGACGGCTTCGGTTTACGAGCAAATTGTTGCGCTGAAGGATCAGGGTAACGAGATCGGCGCGACCAAGCTGCTCACCGACACCTACGCGGAAACAGTTAAAACCCGCTCAGCCGAAATAACGCAGAACTTGGGCTACATAGAGCGCGCCTGGAAAGGGGTAAAAGAGGGAGCCGCCGGCGCTTTAGATGCAACTCTGGGGATTGGGCGACAGATCACTCTCGCCCAGCAGGCTCAAGCTCTCGAAAATAAGCTTGCAAACCCAAGCTCGTATTCCTCGCTCCCGATTATGGGAGAAGACAACCCAAACATGATGGAGGTGGGCAATACCCGCGAAGAGGACGAGAAAAGGCTGGAGCTTCTCAAGTCATACATGGAGATTGAGAAGAGGCAAGGCGCTTACCTCAGTGATATCCGGAAGTCAGAAGAAGCTGCTGCGGATGGCATGGACCTTATCCGCCGCGAGTCATTATCTGCTCAGTCTCAAGTTGAGAAGCTTCAGAAGAAACTGGTGGATCTCGACAAGGCTCGCCAAAAGAATATCGACAACAACAGCTATTCGCCCGACCTTCAAAAACAGTACGAAAGCGCAACGGCTGGCATTAACAAGCAAATTGCTGATGCCAAGAAAAAGGCGGGGGGCTCCGCCGGGGCAGTAGACCTCACCGCCTTCAATGATGCGCAAAACTCGCTCAAGGGCATTCAGGCCGAATACGCCAACACTCAGAAGCAGTTGGACGCTGCGCAGAAGGCCGGGCTGATTTCGCAATCTGATTACGCGACACAGCGAGCAGTGCTGATCAAGGCCGAGAAGGAGGAAGTCACTTCCGCCTATCAGGCTGAGATTGATGCGCTTGAGGCAGCTAAAGGCAAGAAGTCGACCAGCGCGACCCAGAGCATTGAGCTAGACAAGAAGATCGCCGATGCGCGCGCCGATATGGTCAAGGCGCAGAAAGATGCTGACAGTCAACTCAACGTGCTGGCCTCGTCCGAGGAAGGTAGGGCAAAGAGGCAGGCCGCAAGCCTCAAGTCCTATGTCGATGCGCTCGACCTTCAAACCGAAGCCTTGCGGAAGTCTGGCCAGCGCGCCGTACTTGGGGTAGGGCGGGGCGACAGGGAGAATGCACTATCTGGCGAATTGAATGCTCAGGACGACAGGTTCGCCCAGGCGTCCAAGGAGCTTGCGAATCAGCGTAGCGAGGCATCTCTGCGTGGCGCATCGGCTGCCGATCTGGACAAGGAGTTTGGACCGCGCACGGATGCTTTGGTCGCGCAGAATAAGAAGGCGACCGACCAAATCCGGCAGAACTACGCGGATGTGGAGGCCGCGCAGGGCGACTGGACAAAGGGCGCGACGTCGGCCTGGGCCAACTACCTTGATTCGGCGAAGAACATTGCCGGCCAGACCAAAAGCCTGTTCGGCAACGCCTTCAGCAGCATGGAGGACGCGGTCGTCAACTTCGCAATGACCGGCAAGGCATCGTTCTCGGATTTCGCTAAGTCGATCCTTGCGGACATGGCGCGCATTGCTACCCGCCAGGCGAGTTCGGCATTGCTGAGCAGCTTGGTTGGCGCAACGGCCAGCTACTTCGGTGGCGGCGGTGGTTCTGGCGGGGCAAGTCAGGCCGGGTACACCGGTACCGACCTTTCAAGCTTCACCCCAGGCAGCATTCAGGCCAAGGGTGGCGCCTGGTCGGGCGGTGTGCAGATGTTCGCCGACGGCGGCGCCTTCACCAACTCAATCGTCAGCAAGCCCACGGCGTTCGGCATGGCCAACGGAAAAACCGGGGTCATGGGCGAGGCGGGCGACGAGGCAATCATGCCGCTCACCCGCACAGCCAACGGCAAGCTGGGTGTTTCTGCGGTTGGAGGCGGCGGTGGCGGTGTAAATCTCAGCCTCAGCATGCCGATCATCCTGACGGACCAGGAGGCCGGCCGCCCTGATGGAGCCGAGTTCGACGCCGAACTGTTCCAGCGCAACATGGAGTCGCGCACCCGGCAAATCGCAACAGAAGAGATCGCCAAGTCTTGGCGCCAGGGCGGCCAGAGTTTCCGCCAAGTGAAAGGATGATTTATGGCAATCGAGCGATTTACCTGGGCTACTGAAAAGGGCGTCGAGGGTGATATCAAGCAGCGCGTACGCACGAAGCAGTTTGCCGACGGCTACGCGCAGTCGACCGAGGACGGGATCAACAACAAATCCCAGTCTTGGCCGGTAACCTTCACCGGCATGAAGAGCCGCATCAAGGACATCATGGACTTCATCGACCGGCACAAGGGTGCAAAGGGCTTCCTCTGGGAGCCGCCCCTAGGCGACCTGGGCCTGTACAAGTGCAACGGCTACAAGCCAGTGCACCGCGGCGGCCAGGTCTACGCCATCACCGCGACCTTCGAACAAACCTTCCACCCCTGAGATAACCACCCATGGCACTGACCACGGACATCCAGAAACTGGAGCCCGGCGCCGAGATTCGCCTGTTTGAAATTGACGGGACCGAATACGGCGCGGATTACCTGCGCTTTCACGGTCACGCCATCCCGCACACGCCCGAGGAGCTGCTGGCCTACGAGCATTCGGAAGAGGATCTGCCGGCCAAGTCGATTTGGTGGCAGGGCGCCGAGTACGCGGCATGGCCAGTGCAGATCGAGGGCATTGGCTCCAACAGCGACGGCACGGCCACGAGGCCGACGTTCGCCGCCGGCAACATCAACGGGCGCGTCACGGCGTTGTGCCTGGCTTTCGAGGACCTGCTGAAGTTCAAGTTGACTGTTCGCGAGACCCTGGCCCAGTACCTGGACGCCGCGAACTTCCCTGAAGGCAACCCAACGGCCGACCCGACTCAGGAAGGGCTGGAGATCTGGTACATCGACCAGAAAACCAGCGAGGACGGCGAGGCGGTGGTCTGGGATCTGTCCTCCCCGGGAGAGATCGATAATCACGGATTGCCCGGGCGCCAGATGACGACCTTCTGTCATTGGGCCATGACCAATGGTTACCGAGGGCCGGACTGCGGCTATACCGGCGCGGCCATGTTCGACGACGAAGACAACCCCACAGATGACCCGGCCCTGGACCAGTGCAAGGGCTGTTTGTCGTCCTGCAAGAAACGCTTCGGCGAAAACGAAGAATTGGGATTTGGGGGATTTCCAGCAGTGAGCCTCGTGTCCAGATCATAGTAGAATTGCCTTGTGGCTAGGGCACGCAACCCGAAAAGTCGAGACCTAACCGACCTGCGACTCTTCTTCAGTTAGGTCTCACGCTTTAGGGGTGTGATTTGAAGATGAAATACCCAAAAGATTTGGTGGGCTTGCAGTTCGGCAGACTCACGGTGATTAGCAAAGCGCCAAACGATAGACCCTATAGGGTCAGTCTTTGGAACTGTCAGTGCGTATGCGGCAATTCCCGCGTCGTTCAAAGATCTGCGCTCGTATGTGGCGTGCAGGTATCTTGCGGCTGCTTTATGAGGATGCGCGTAAAGGAAACCCATACCACTCACGGGCTACATAGGCACTCTGCCTACGGCACATGGAAAGCGATGATTGATCGCTGCTACAACCCCGGTTCCAAAGATTTCAAAGATTATGGAGGTCGAGGCATTCAGGTGTGTGATGAGTGGCGAGACATTGCAGGATTCGTCGCAGGGATGGGAGCGAAGAAGAAAGGCCAGAGCATCGATCGGCTTGACGAGAATGGCGATTACGAGCCAGGAAACTGCCGATGGACTGATGCGCTCGGCCAGGGCGAGCATAAGCGGAACAATGCGATTGTCGCGCGCCTTGGTAGCGAGAAGCATATCGCCGGTGTTTGGCGCGAGGCGGGCATAAAAGAATCTACGTTCTATAACCGCCTCAATGCTGGGATGACTCCTGACGAAGCTGCTTCCTTGCCTGTACGCAAGCACAACGCTACAGCGGTGATCGATGGTGAAGAGCGCACACTTGTAGAGTGGGCAAAAATTGCTGGGGTCGATTCCGCCACCATGCGCAATAGAGTGAAGGCCGGGATTGTAGGCAAAGCATTACTTGCGCCACCGCGATCCAGAAAAATATCTACTTAACCCAAGGGCGCTACGGCGCCCTTTTTAGTGGGCGCGAATAATGCGAAAACACATAATCACCGCCATCCAGGCGCATGCGGCAGCGGAGTATCCGAAAGAGTGCTGCGGGCTGCTGCTGGCTGTAGGGCGGGCGCAGAAGTACTTCCCATGCCGGAACATCGCCACGGAGCCGAACGAAGAGTTTCGACTGGATCCTGAGGACTACGCTGCGGCGGAAGACCTGGGCGAGGTGATCGGCATTGTCCACTCGCACCCGGATGCAACCAGCAGGCCGTCACCGCACGACCTGGCCATGTGCGAGGCCACTGCGCTGCCCTGGCACATTCTGTCGTGGCCCGAGGGGGATTTGCGGACGATCACGCCAACCGGCAGCACGCCGCTGCTCAGGCGCCCGTTCGTACACGGCGCCTGGGACTGCTGGCAGGTCTGCGCTGACTGGTACCAGCGTGAATGGGGGCTGGAGTTCGATGCCTTCCAGCGCACCGACGGCTGGTGGGAGAGTGCGGAGAACGCAAGCCTCTACGAGCAGCACTACGAGGCTGCTGGCTTTGTGCGCGTTGATAGGCCGCAGCGAGGGGATTTGATCGTCATGCACGTCGGGCGGACGGTTCACCCGAACCACGCCGGGATCTACCTAGGCACTGATCCAGCTCTACCTGGTGAAGACTCGGGCGCCTTCGGGCCTGGCCCATTTCTTCTTCACCACCTGTACGGCCGGCCGTCCGAGATCATCGTTTACGGCGGGCCCTGGCACGATCGAGCACGCCTTATCCTTAGGCACAAATAAACAAAACAAGAACCATAACCCGGCTGCGCCTCGGGAGAAGGGCATGCAGCTCTCTATGCTAATGCACGTAGGCTTCTACGACAGTAATACCCTGATAAATAGTCTTTCTCCAAGGCTGAATCTTTGCACCTCGACCTACGACACACTCCATTTCATCAGCCATGTTGGCTCCGCCCTTTCGCAGGAAGAGCACCTTCGTTCGGAAGATCGAAGACACTCTGAGTATCCAAACCGTTGGGCAGGATCCCATGACCGGCTCAGAAGATTTTTTGCGGTCCCATTTCCCTATTCCGTCGCAACGTGCATGCCATACTGCGATCGAGGGAACGAATGATAAGGAAAGCGGACCTTCTGTGACGAACTCTTTCATGGGGGTTTCTGTGTCGCCTCCATGAAATAAATACTGACCCGTTTGCAGAGAAGCTCCATGCATGGCTAGCTCATCAGCCATTTCCTGAGACCTTACTATCGCTTTCGCCTGATAGTCCCGATGGTGCGGAATATCTTTGTATTTTGGGGCCATGCCTGCGGCTTTTACCAAGGATCTGAAGGAACAGAATTTTTCTTCCAGCTTCCAGGTAATGCCGGAGGTGGTGTGGGTGATCGCGTCGCACAGCATTTCATATGGGGTATATACAATCGTTTGCTTTCTAAGTGCCCTTACTTGATTAGGAAAAAGCTTCAGTCCGAATTCGTGCTCCCTGATCTCTTCTAGGGTGACCAATTGATCCTGTAAAGGGTAAGGGTCAAATAACGGTAACATTCGATCCATCTATGTGTGCCTTGCCTTAATTGCCTTTCGACGTTCGGAAACAATTGCTTCACTTTGGTACAGCGGAAAATACTAGTGCCCCGCTCGAGGTGATTACCAATTTGAAGGTTTTGAAGAAGCTCTTCTCAAGTAATGGCATTTTGCATCCATTCGTATGCCTGAATAGTCCGGCAGGCCTTGTGTATAAGGTTTTGCTTAGGATTTAGGAAGGCCCAGTAACACGCCAACCATTGGGCGCTCTCCCCAGCCACCGGAAAGCTTGGCTTTTGTCTGCAGCCTCCAGGTGCCGGTGACACCCATGTCGGCGACTTGTTGATGAAAGTCTGCCGCCGCGTCGCGGGGTAGATATCCGACCTTCGAGCCTTCGATATAGACAGCGCAAGCGTTATGGTCGTAAGCGTTCTCTGGCTCGGCGACTATGTCCGCTATGAAGTCATTGTCGGTAGCCATGTGACGACCGTTTCGTAATTTTCGGAGGGCTGGCTGGTAGTGGGATTCGCCAACGACTTCGAATGCACACGCATGTCCTCCGATGATCTTTCCGGTGATTGGTGGCAAAGCTGCCTCAACTAGAGGTGCTTTCTTGGCGCGCTTCTTTTTCGGCTCCGCCGCAATAGGCTGGGCGGGCTGTTTTGGAGGCGCTGCCACTGGCCGTTGAGCCAGGGTTTCAAAAGTTCGGGCTCTAGAAGGCGGTGGGGTTTGAGTGTTCGAGGCGGCCGCAAGTCGGGTAGCCCTCGCATGACTGATCTTTAGGAGGCGAGCCAGCTCGTATGGCATTTTGGGGCCGGTTATGGCTACCTGGTTCCTAACTTCTACGAGTAGGTCGTCATCCAGATCCTCGGTCTGCAAGCCGGAGACTGAGTGGGGCTCAGTTGTCGAGTTTGAGCCACGCGAGAAGATGCGTTTCCACCACGACATTAAGCGCTCCTTGTTAGCTTGTCCCATAAACGGTTGTGAAAAGCCCGGCGGGCCGGGCGCGGTCTATTAGCTACTTGAAATTCCGCTCAACGATCAATCCGTAACAGCGCTTTGCTACGGTCATAAAGAACAGACCACTCAACGCCAAGCCACCCAGGAAGGCGAACGCCAGAATGGCTTCAAGTGGCAGGCCATGAGTCTGTGACAGGTCGACCAGTTCCGGCGTGACCTTCCAAACAACCGACAAATAAAAAGTGCCTACGAGAAAGCTTGGGATGCCGATGAACGAGAGGGCCCAGTCGTTGAGCTCTGCCCAGGTCTTCTTTTTCTTACGGTTATTCCATGCAGTCTTGAGGAATTTCATAGCGACTTACTCCATGTGACTTGCTAAAAGAGAGGGGAGACCTTGGCCTTTGGCCTATCGCTTGCGCTGAACACACTTGTCGAGGAGCGGACCGGCGCCGCCATGCTTGGCTATGAAGTAGCCATGGGAGTGCCCTTGGCGTCCCATGCCTGTGGTCATGGCCTCGACGGCCTCAAGTTTTTTGTTGTAGGTGCCCGGCCCTTCGTAGATCCGCCGAACATCCATGAGGAAATTCAAGTAGTCGTTGAAAGCCAGGTCAAGCTGCCCGATGTCAGACCCGGTATGGATGCTGTCGATGTTTCCATTCTGATCAAGAACGACAAACGTCCCGGCTGGGAAGTACAGGTCGCACTTCAGCTTTTCGATTCGTCGAAACTCTTTGTCGCCGTATTTGCAGAGGGTGCCTACTAGGCCGAGGTTCGCTAGGGTGTTGGCGGCAAAAACTCTGGGGACGAAACATACTGTGACCGAAGAAAACGCGCTGTTGTTGTCGGGCTCTGGTATCGGCTCTTTGGGTGACATTGACGTTCCTTGTCGGACCAATCACTTCTTCGGGTAGCGCTTGCGGGGCTCTGGCCCCGTATTAGGTTTGGGTTTTGCGTTATCGGGCGGCAACGTTTTGAGCTCTGCGGGGCGATACTCATTAATCAGTTCTAGCAAACTCGCCATAAAGGAGTTTTCCTTTTCGGCTGCCGGACCGCCTGCAAATTTCACTGCGTCAGCCCCAGGCTCATATTTCCCAAGATTAAAGGCATCTCCATCGATCTTAAATCGAGGGGAATCCTCAGCATCTTGTTGCTGAACCTCAAGACTTTGCTCCAGGCGCGCGATCAGCTCCGCGTTCACTGAGCGGCGATTCTTGTCAGCGGAAGCCTTCAACTGCTCATAAAGAGAGTAGGGGAGGCGGAATTGAGATCTATAAATTTCTTCCATGTCACTATCTTGTCACTGTGAAATATCGGCTGTATAGTGACTGCGTGTCACTAAGGAGGGGTTATGAGCGATCTAGCAAGAACGCAGGTTAGATTCCCTGGTGAGCTGATGGAGTGGTTGAAACAGCAGGCGCGCGAGCAGAACCGCTCGATGAACGCGCAACTGGTTGAGATTATTCAGCAAGCCAAGGGAAAAGCGAAAAATGAACAGGCATGAAAAAGCCCCAAGCGCGCCAACGCTTGAGGCCTGTGAAGCAGAACGTCAATCTACTAGGAAAAACGTCATGAGCGATATTAGCACAGCCACATCCAATGTCATCCCCTTCAAGTTCGGCAAGCAACAGGTGCGGACCCTGCTGATTGATGATCAGCCGTGGTTCGTGGCGGCAGATGTGTCCTCCGCCCTGGAATACCGTATTGCCGGTGACATGACTCGAAACTTGGACGAAGACGAAAAGGGTACGCAGATTGTGCGTACCCCTGGCGGCGACCAAGAAATGCTGGTCATCAACGAGTCAGGCCTTTACTCGGCAATCCTGCGCAGCCGTAAGCCGGAAGCCAAGCGCTTCAAAAAATGGGTGACCGCTGAGGTTCTTCCTGCGATCCGTAAGCACGGCCGATACGAAGACACCCAAAACGTTATGGCGCCGATGGTTGATGATCTTCTGGGTAAGGCTGGCGCCTTACGTCTGAGTAACGTAATTCGCTGTCGAGTCGCCAAATTGGATGCTGAGCATCAGCGCAGCGCCACTGCCAAACTGGCATCTGCCGTACATGCTTGCTTCGGCGTTCCTCGCGTTGAGCTGATTCCGGGCAGTCAGTTTGAAGCCGCTGCCAACTTCGTGGCGAGCTATGCGATCGAGGGCGAGTACCTGCCGAAGGGCGGCAACCAATCTGTCGACATCCCGACCGACCTTTCGGAAACCCAACGCTATCTGGTCTTCACTGACGGCTCTGGCAAGCGTCAGGTCCAGCCTGTCCCGTTCGACGCATGCGTTATGTCGCCGACTCAGTTCCTGACTGCCATCACCGGGTCGAATGGACTTCATGTGCCGCCTGCGGCGCTGTTCGACTTCGCTTTGGCGGCGATGGAGAAAGTGAAGTGGAGGGTGGCAGCATGAACTTCACTCTGACAGCCGGTGGCCGCGCTCTGATCCTGATTCCAGAGCGGCCAAATCTGGTCGGCCGCTCCGGCCGGTTGATCCGCAAGATCGAAGAAAACTGGTTGATGCTGGTCGAGGGCAAGCGGTACTCGGTCACCGAGAAAAGCCTGATGCCGCTGGACGGATTCAATCCAAATGCGGCGACGTCGGTTGAGTTGAGGAAGATCGCATGAAGTCGACCATCATCCCGTTTGACTACTACGGAAACGAGATCAGCTTCAACACTGATGGCTGGATCAATGCCACCGAAATCGCAAGGCCCTTTGGGAAGCGTCCCGTTGACTGGCTGAAGCAGGATGAGACCCGGCAGTACCTTAAAATTCTGGGTGAGGTTCTTAATTGTGATCCTGAGTCACTTTTAGAAACCCGCCGGGGCAGGCACCACGGCGGAACCTGGCTTCATCCGAAGCTCGGCGTTCGGTTTGCGCAGTGGCTGGATGTCAGGTTCGCCGTCTGGTGTGACTTTCAAATTGATTCGATCTTGCATGGTGATTTGGGTGCGCGGCAGCAATTTGAAAATGCGTGCAAAGCTCTGGACCATCGCAAAGACCTTGCAAGCCTCCAAGGAAAGGGGCTTGCGGCATGGCGATGGCAGAAACCCACCCTTGAGAATCGACTGGAGTATTGGCGTGAACAACTGCAATTGCAGCTCACGCTAGACGCGTAGCCCCCAAGAACCCGAAGAACCCCGCCCATGCGGGGCTTTCGTGTTGCTCTCTCGTTGGTGATAAGGTCTTGCCATATCTCAACGAGGGAACGACATGAAATTATTTGTAGGGGCGTTGGCTTTGGTTGCGCTCGTGGGGTGCTCGACATCTGGAGTGCAGCAGGGGGCGCCTTCATTTTCCGCGCAATCGCAGAAGACACCACAGCAGTATGCTCGCTGCCTAGGCCCTAAATGGCAGGAATTCAACCCGTCAACTAGCTCCATAGAAACGGAGAGTGGCTACAAGCTTTCCGCATCGACAGCTTTTACCGGGGTTGTCGCGCTCGCAGTTGTAGATGAGTCTTCAGGCGGGTCGCGGGTAGAGGTATTTCTCCCAATGCACTGGGCTGGAACGGCTGGCTGGAAGGACGCTGCCAAAGCCTGCATTTAAATATTTCATCGCGAAATTAAAGGCCGCCCAAGAGGCGGCTTTTTTACATCTGGAGAAAAGCAATGGCCGCACTCGCTATCGAATATCAACCAATGACTACGATCTTACTGTATGGGCAACTTCGGCAATTCGGACGATCTTTTCGACTGGCCGTGCGAACGCCTGCCGAAGCCATCAAAGCGCTTTGTGTTCAGATCCCAGGATTTGAGCGGTTTATCTCTAATGCGAAGTCGAGAGGGATTGAATTCGCAATATTTCGAGGAAGCAAGAATCTTGAAGAGAAAGAGTTGGGGTATGAAGGAGCAGGAGATATCCGCATCGCACCGGTGATAACTGGTAGCAAGCGCGCTGGCTTGCTTCAGACGATAGTGGGAGCGGTCATGATCGTCGCTGGCGTAATCGTCAGCGGCATGTCATTCGGCCTTGCTTCACCTGTTGGTGCCGCACTGATCGCTGGCGGTATAGGGATGGTCGCTGGCGGCGTAATCCAAATGCTCAGCCCCCAGGCTGGCGGCCTGAAGACCAGCGCTGCGCCAGAGAACACGCCCGGCTACGCGTTCGGCAGCGCCAAGAACACCACGGCATCCGGCAACCCGTTACCGCTCTGCTACGGCAAGCGGCGGGTAGGAGGCGCGATCATCAGCGCCGCTATCTACGCCGAAGACCAGATGTAGCCAACACCTGAAGCACCGCAGCCGCCCATGAGGCGGTTTTTTATTGCTTGGAGAAAAGCATGGGCGCAGCACGCAAGATCGATATCCACGGCGCCAAGGGCGGCGAAGAGAAACCAAAAACGCCAACTGAGGCCCCGGACAGCCTGCGCTCCGTTGCCATCGCCAAAATGTTGATCGCTATTGGGGAGGGTGAGTTCGAAGGCACACCAACCGCCAAGGATATCTACCTCGATAACACCCCTCTGCAAGACCCCCAGGGCAACATGAACTTCCCGAACGTAAAGTGGGAGTGGCGCACCGGTGCGGTGGATCAGACCTATATTCAGGGCATCCCGTCGATCGAGAACGAAACCACGATTGGCACCGAGTTGCGCAGCGGCACGCCATGGGTTAAGTCCATCAGCAACACCCAGCTTTCCGCCGTGCGCGTGCGCTTCTCCTGGCCGGCGCTCCAGTCTGTAGACGCCGGCGGCAACATCAACGGGTACCGGATTGAGTACAAGGTCGAACTGGCAACCGACGGCGGCGCCTACCAGCAGGTGCTGAGTGAAGCTGTCGACGGCAAGACCACCAGCGTGTACGAGCGAACCCGCCGAATCAATTTGCCAAAGGCTACTTCTGGCTGGCTGATGCGTATCACACGACTGACGATCAACCAGAACAACAACAAAATCTCCGACACGATGCAGATCGCCGGCTTCACAGAGGTGATCGACGCGAAGTTGCGGTACCCGAACACCGCGCTGCTTTACATCGAGTTTTCTGCTGAGCAGTTCCGGAGCATTCCGGCGGTGACCGTCGAGACCAAGCTCAAGAAAATGCAGGTTCCGAGCAATTACGACCCGGTGTCGCGTTCATACACCGGGATTTGGGACGGCACCTTCAAGCAGGCTTGGACCGATAACGCAGTCTGGATGACCTACGACATCACCACTGCCGACCGCTTTGGTTTGGGCCGGCGCATCAAGCCGTGGATGGTCGATAAGTGGGAGCTCTACCGCATCTCGCAGTACTGCGACCAGTTGGTGCCGGACGGGAAGGGTGGCCAGGAGCCGCGCTTCATCTGCAACCTGAATCTGCAGAGCAAGGCCGATGCCTGGTCTCTGCTGCGTGACATCTCGGCGGTTTACCGGGGCATGACCTATTGGGCCCAGGGCCAGGTGTTCACCCTGTCGGACATGCCGCGCGCCACGGACTTCGACTTCGCCTATACCCGGGCGAACGTCATTGATGGCAAGTTCACCTATTCCAGCGCGTCGGAGCGCACCCGCTACAGTCGGGCGCTGGTCAGCTACGACAACCCGCTGAACAACTACGACACCGACGTCACGGCCGTGACCGACCAGAAGCTGCAGCGGCGCTACGGCGACAACCCGCTGGAGATCAGCGCCATCGGCTGCACGCGTGAGTCGGAGGCCCAGCGCCGCGGCAAGTGGGCCTTGCTCACCAACTCCAAAGACCGGGCTGTGACGTTCCGCGTTGGCCTGGACGGACGTATTCCACTGCCTGGCTACGTCGTTCCGATCGCCGACGAGCTGTTGGCGGGGCGGCCGGTGGGCGGACGTATCTCGGACGTAAATGGCAAAGTCATCATCCTGGACCGCGACACCCAGGCCAAGCCCGGTGACCGCCTGATCCTCAACCTGCCCGACGGCAAGTGTGAGGGGCGCACTGTGCAACTGGTCAGCGGCCGCCAGGTCACGGTCACCACGGCGTACTCCGTGGCGCCGGAGCGGGAACTGGTGTGGGCTTTGGACGCTGACGACCTGGCCATCCCGCTGTACCGGGTGACCAGTGTTTCCCGGCCAGAGCCTGGCGTGTTCGAAATCTCGGCCGTGCAGTACGACCCGAGCAAGTTCGCGCACATCGATACCGGCGCCCGGCTGGAAGAGAGGCCGATCAGCGTTATCCCGATCACCGTGGTACCGGCACCGGCCAGCGTCACGCTGACATCCAGTTACGCCGTGAATCAGGGCATTGCCATTAGCACCATGAACATCTCCTGGCCCGCTGTGAGCGGTGCGATCGCATATGACGTCGAGTGGCGCAAGGACAGCGGCAACTGGATCAAGGTGCAGCGCACCGGCTCGACCAGCGTTGACGTCACCGGCATCTATTCGGGGGCCTACGTGGCCCGCGTGCGCTCTGTGAGCGCATTCGAAATCTCGTCGATCTGGAAAAGCTCCAACCAGACAAACCTGGAAGGGAAGGTCGGCCTGCCGCCGGCGGTGTCGTTCCTGACCACCACCAGCGAGTTGTTCGGTATCGGCATCAAGTGGGGCTTCCCTGCTGGCGCCGAGGATACCCAGCGCACCGAGCTGTGGTATGGCCCTGCAAACGATCTGGGAGCTGCTACCAAGCTGGCCGACCTGGCTTATCCGCAGGCCGACTACCGCATGCAGTCTCTGCAGGCGGGCGCGCAGTTCTTTTTCTGGGCGCGCCTGGTGGACCGGACCGGCAACATCGGGCCGTTCTATCCGGTTGTGAATGGGGTTATGGGCCAGGCCAGCTCGGATGCCGGTCCGATCCTCGAGCAGATCAAGGGGCAAGTCGACGAGACTGCACTGGGTCAGCACCTGAATGACCGCATCGATCTCATCGACGGCGATGGTCCTGGGTCTGTAAATGGGCGCATCGGCGCGGCCAAGGACGAACTGGAAGAGTTGATTGACCAGATTGTCGACGCGCTCGAATACGTTCCGACCAAGGCTTACGTCCTGAACGACATTGTTCGCTTAGGGCAGCACCTGTACCAAGCAAACGGACAGGTACCGGCGAACAACCCACCGCCGAATGCAACGTACTGGACCGATATTGGCACGGTAACGCAGACGGTCAACGCGCTCGTGACGCAGGTTCAGCAGAACTCGGCAACGATCAATCAGCACGGCCAGGACATCACCGCTCAGGCGCAGCAGTTAAATGCGGTGAAGGCCACAGTGAACGATCCTGTCACCGGTGTGACCGCCACGGCAAGCGGACTCAGCACCCTCAAGGCCACGGTAACCACGCTCGACGGCAAGGTCACCACCACGGCGCAGCGGGTCGACGGCATTTATCTGCAGGTCAACCCGCCGCTTCAGGGTGACGATAGCGCGCTGATGGGTTCTGAAGCCAGCTATGTCGGCGTCTGGTCCACTCAGTCCGCTCTGATCGAGGGCGATCTGGTGCAGGGCCAGCGCACGGATGTGGTGGAGGTAAGTGTTGCGAATACCGCCGCCGCAGTCATCGCCGAGCAAACCGCCCGCATCACTGCTGACGGCGCCCTGTCGTCCAGCATCGAGACCGTCAAGAACTCGGTGAACGGCAACACCCTAGCTATCCAAACGAACACCACGGCCATTCAAACGGTCGACGGCAAAGTGACGGCGAACTGGTCGGTGCGGATGCAGTACGAGACCAGCACAGGGGTCTACAAGTACGCAGGGATCGGCCTTGGCTTGGAAAATGGCCCTGGCGGGCTCCAGTCGCAATTCATTATTGACGCCGATAGGTTCGCTGTCGGGCAGGCTGGGAAGTACCCATTCGTTATTCAGAATGGGCAAGCAATCCTTGATGAGGCCTTTATCGGTAACGGCACGATCACCAACGCCAAGATCGGTAACTACATCCAGTCGAACAACTATGTCGCGGGCCAGACGGGGTGGAAGCTGTTCTTCGATGGGACGTTTGAAATAAACGGTTCGTTCGGGGGCCAGGCCCGCCAGGTCATAAACAACCGTGGCGGCAAGGTGTTCGATGCGGCTGGCGTCAAGCGTTATCAGTGGGGAGATCTCGACGCATGAGTTTCGGCGCAAGGGTGTGGGGGCCTACGGGCCTCCTAGAGTTGGATGAGACCTCGTTCACTGTCAGGGTTATATATTCGGCAGTGGTAGAGTCTCCAAATGGTCGATTTGTTGATATTGCTGTCCCGGGGTGCGATCCATCTAACTGCAATGCTGTAGCGATTCCAGTAACTCCATACCCGGCAGACTCAAGCGCCCAAAATTTATATGCAATTCAGTTTGAGCCGGAAGTCCTTGTGGGGGCCGTCAGGGTGTGGTGCGTAAATAGAAATATCGCACCTACCTCGTCTCCTGCTCCGGCTTTGGCTGCTCAAAGAGTATTGGTTATGAGGTACAAGTAATGGGCTATGGGATGCAGTTCACAAACAACGATAATACTGTTGTTTTGGATTCTGAGTTTTCCCGCTTGGTCGTGCTCCATCGTGGCGATTATAGCGGGCCGATCAATTTTCCGACCCCTATTACTTCTCAGGAACCGCCGCTTGTATTCATCCGACCAAACGGCTCTTTCACACTGAGCTATGCGAGGATAAACGGAAGCGCAGGGAACTGGACTGGTTTTTCATTTATAGGTGGAGGGTCTGGCAAATACTTCGCTGCCGCATTTTTGTCGCAGCCGACAGCAAAATACGGCTTCCGTCTCTGGGATGGAAACTCCAAGCTTCTGTTTGACAGCGGCACACCTTGCGCGCAGTTCACCCGAACCATTTCGAGCTGGACGTTCATAGGCTCAAGTTCGACGGGGCAGGGCACAACACAGATTAACTTTTCCGCAACCTCGCCTTTAAATTCAGGCGACTACATGATGATAAATAATATCGGCATGGATGTAAGTGGGGCGAATATTCGTACGGCGAAGCTGTATTGCACTTGGGACTATGCGAATAATCGGATAGTGATGTTTACCGTTGGTGTATCAAACGTCACGTCTTTATTTGTGCCGGTGGTTTTTGCAAAGCCAGTCATTTAATAAAGGTGGAGAGAATTTAAAAATGGCAAGACAAGAAATTAACCTGGGTACTGCACCGACAGGAGTAGGCGGCGACACGACACGAACTACCGGTGTAAAGATCAACGCGATGACCCAGGAGTTATATCCGCTGGCCTTAGGCGCTGTTGAGGGTAAGCCTCTGGTCCAAGCTCAGGTTACGAGCCCTGATGCTGCAATTGCCAAGGGCCGGGGCGCGATTTTCAATTATCTGGGAGGTGGGCTGCCACCAGGGGTGCCGGATGGTGCTTTGTTGACCATGGGTTACAACTCAGATGTGGCTTATCAGCTTCTGGGCAACTGGGCTACCGGTGATCTGTATGCGATCAACAAGTACCCCGGCCAAGGTTACACATACAAAAAGTTTTACCACACTGGAAACACTACCCGGGCGGCTGACGGCACCCTAAAGGCGATTTAACTATGGCAAGAGCAGCAATCAACGTACTCGGCGCCACTGGCGCTACTTACGATTTCGTCACCAATGGCGCGGGGCTCGTTGCGTCCTCGCGCGAATCCGCCGGTGTGTATCTCATTTCCGGGTGCCTGGGCATGGTCCCCTTTCCGCCCGTTGATGACGGTTGGGGCTACACGGTTAACCAGGTGGACAGCCGTGCCGATGTAGAAACCGACTTTGCCGACGGCTTGCTGACAGTCACGGTTACCAAGGACGGTAAGCCGTACGACCTGAAGCACATGATCACGCTACATATCCTGGTGCCGGATTCGCAGGTAGTGGAGATGCCGGCGCCCACGCAGCAGCCCGCGTTGGTCGCTGACGCCTGATCGCAGTCCGAACACCGATACCCGCCTTGAGCGGGTTTTTTATTGCCTGGAGAAAAGTATGCCGATCACAGAAACCCGCGGGGTGCGCAACCGCAACCCCGGCAACATCGATTATGTCCCGGCCAACCAATGGCAGGGTCAGCTCAAGCCCGACCCGGCCATCGAGAAACGCTTCGCCCGGTTCGATACGCCGGAGAACGGCATCCGCGCGCTGGGCAAGCTGTTGCTGACCTATCAGCGCAAGCACGGGCTCAAGACGGTGAAGGCGATCATCAGCCGGTGGGCGCCGTCCGTAGAGAACGACACCGCCGCGTACGTGCGCGCCGTCGAGGCGAACACCGGCACCCAGCCCGGCGCCAAGATTGATCTGGCACAGGCTCCGGTAATGGCCGGTTTCGTCAAGGCGATCATTCATCACGAGAACGCTGGCTATGCCTACCCTGAGGCGGTGTTGGCCGAAGGCGTGCGGCGGGCGCTGGCATGACGCCGGTGCAGAAGTTGGTCAGTCTGGCGGCGCTGATCCTGCTGGCCATGGCCGTGAGCTTCGGCGCTGCCTGGCAGGTGCAGGACTGGCGGTACGACGGGAAGCTGGCAAAACAGGCGGGGCAGCTCCAGACGGACCTCGACGCGATCGGCAAGGCAGCGGCCGCCCAGGCGCGCGCCGAGCAAGACAAGCGCCTGGCCACCGAGCAGCAACTGGCCGCCGCCGACCAACAACACTCCAAGGAATTATCCGATGCCCAGCGCAACCAGGCTTTGCTGCGTGACCGCCTTGCTACTGCTGATGTGCGGTTGTCAGTCCTTCTCGACGCCACGGATTCAGCCAGTGGCTGCGACGTGCCTGCCACCCCCGGCGGCGCCGGCGTGGTTCATGCAGCCCGTCGAGCCCAACTTGACCCAGCGCATGCTCAAAGAATTATCGGCATCACCGACGCCGGCGACGACCTCGAACTGTCGATAAGGCTGGTTCATGAATGAACCTCGTATCCCCATCATCGCTTCTAGGAACCGCGTTTAGAGCAAGATCGCGCCAGTGCTTACTGAACCTATGAAAGCTCATTCTTCCGTATCCCGAACGTTCGAGCGATTGGCTGCTGACATGAGTACGTACCCGGAGCGAATGCTGCCTCTGGATATACGAGCATTTGCAGTGCGATACAGCGGTGATGGCGTTTTGGCCTTCCTGCTGAACCAGGGGGTCATCTCAGTTTTATAATGCATTTTAGCATGTAAATAATATTGTAAACATTTGATTTATAACGACTAAATCTAAAAGCAATGCATAAATGCATATTTGTGTTGTGGCTTATACTGGTTTTATGTACAGTTGTTTGGCCTGGCGTCTAGGATCGTATGAAGACAAACAGGACGCAGCCTGCTTTTGGGCTGCTGAAATTTAAGATTTGAGCATTTCTAATGCCAAGTCAGATGGAGATTCTTATGTCTACAACAAATGGAATTGAGCTACCCCCTATCATTGTCACACCAGATCCACTTCCACCTCCGCTCCCGCCCATTCCTGTGGTTGTTCCGGGAGTACCTGGCGCACAACCTCCAAACTCAGTAGATGTGCCTGTTGGTACTGACGTTGAGACCCTTCTGAGCCTTCCTGGAATCCGCTCTTCTTCGGATTATGTTTTGCCAATTGCGGGTAAAGCTGCGCGAGCCCAGGTGGACATTGAGGCGGCCTACAATGCAAATGTTCCTAATATTCCAACCCAAGCCGAAAGCGAAGTAGCCGCTGCGCTCGGGGATGTCAGCCTTCTGAGTGAACTGGAAAAAGTACAAAAAGAGAAAGCGGTAGTAGATGGGTTGGTTGCACAGGCACAAGACCTACTTGTTAACAGTAATGCAGTCGCGAATTCTTATTTTGGAAGAGATCCTCTTGCAGTGGAATTCAGAAACAACGCCGCAATTCTCGCAACTGATATTGTTAACGGCAAACGCCCAGGCACGCCGATTGAAATCTATCGATCATTTGCTGCTTCCATTTCGGCAGTTTATACAAGTAAAACCCTAGCTGAAAAAATCCGCATCCTTACTGAGAAGTCTAACGCTTTGACCCTTACCGTTGCAGCGGCACAAGCTGCAGAGGATGCACGAATTGCAGCTGAAACTGCTGCCAAAAAAGCTGCAGAGGAAGCAGAAGCAAAACGTATTGCCGAAGAACAAGCAAAGGCTGATGAGGAAATCAAAGGTGCTATCAAATTCACTGCTGATTTCTATAAAGAAATCGGTGAAAAATATGGCTCCCAAATGTCAGCGTTAGCTACTGATTTGGCTGAAAGCGCAAAGGGTAAAACGCTTCGCAGTGCAGACGAGGCATTGAAGGCTTTTGATCAATACAAGGATAATCTGAATAAGAGATTCAGTGCGGCAGACCGTGCCGCCATCGTGAATGCTCTGGATTCACTTGATCGAGCTGAGCTGGCAAAAAACCTCAACCTCTTCGCAAAAGGGTTCGGCTATGCAGGAAAAGCA